GGGTTGGGCTGACACCTACCGATATGCAGAAACTTTCAGCCGAATGGTGGACTCCTAACGAAAATGAGGTGGTATTGATAAATTGGATTGAAGCCAAACTCAAGGAGAAGAACAGTGTCTAGAAAAAAATGCCGTAGGAAAATCTGGTCAACGGCCATCAATCCTATTGCTCACGCCATAGCAGGCGCTGCCATTGTGGATCAGTCTAGCCTGAACAAACTCAGGTTAGGCGAGCTGTCTGCTCTGGAGTCTATGCGTATGGGTCACGGTACAATTGATGATTGGAAAATGTTAGTTGACATGCTCAACATCACATTGACCTTTATCAGGCATGGCGTTGGCGTAGAAGCCAAAGAGGACTGCCAGATTGCTCAAGATAGTTTGCACAAGGCTGCCAAGCGTTACGAGAAAATCAAACGCATGGGTCTTGACGGCGCAGGCATCAAAGCCATTCAAAACGTTTATGAGTATCACGACCTGCAGCGGCAAAGCGTTGCAAGATCGTTTTACGAGGACATGATCGAGAAGACCAGAAACTACATCGCCTCCAGAGGTAAGGATGTGGTGGTCATATGATGTACAGGAACAGGAAGTTACTTGATTTACTTAGAGAATCCCCATGCCAGAACTGTGGTCGCAAAGACGGCACGGTTGTGGCAGCTCACTCCAACCAGCTCAGAGACGGCAAAGGCCGTGGCCTCAAAGCGAGTGACTACAGGTGTGCAGCGTTATGCAGCATCTGTCACTACGACATTGACCAAGGCAGCAAGCTGTCCAAGTTTCAGCGTATAGAACTTTGGGAAGAAGCCCACCGCAAGACCATCGGCTGGCTTTTTGAAAATGATCATATAGAATTGAAGGGTTGAAACGACTATGTTGTAGAAACCGTTGGTGGGTAGTTGACGCTACCCCCAACACGCATGAGGATTAAATTGTCGGTCTAATCCGAACTGGATAAACATAACCAGAGTCCTCAGCCGTGTTGGTGTTTGAGCTGAAGGTCCAAGCATTAAACGAGTCTCCTGAAGACCGCCAACAACTAACACGCATGAGGATTGCGACATTGCTTCGTTCGGGGATTAACGACCCCTTCAGTCCTCAGTCGTGTTGGTGAATGCGTAGGCTGTGTACGTGAGCGGTCACGGCTGTTGAAAGGGAACAATCCTCCCAAGCTGGAGATCAGTACCAGCCACCGACAACCTATTGACACGGCATGAAAATCTATGCTACAGTCTGACCCATCTCTTCTCCTAGCAGGTTAGAGACGGTTCTCCTTTTGAAACCTTTAAAAACCCATGGCCTAAAAAACTGTGGGTTTTTTTTCGTCTGGGGTATTGACAATCTTTTTAGATGTGTATAATCCAAACCGTTGTCGTCGTACACAACAAATCGAAAGCCGTTACTCATGCATTGGCCTCCCTCTTGGGAGGGTACGACCCAGTGCAGTAGTAACGGTTTTTTTGTTTTCTGTCACGGCAACCCTCAGAGCGGGTTAGCTAATGGTCCTTGTCGGGGATGCACTCAAAGAACCGATGCGCTTACTGACAAGCCAGCGCGAGAACTTGCTAGAGGTATCTCAGGAACAAGGCAAATTGGGTGATGGTCGAATAGCTGACGTAAACAGCGCCTTGGAAATTGAATCTAGACCTTATGGGTGGAGTAGTCTTAAACAAGATGGCTCAAGTTGGTGGGTATCACCTTCTTGGCTTGTCCTATGGGAAACAGAAATGAAGTATGGTCGTGAAGATAATTTAATTGCTGAAAATTTAAGGAAACAAGGGAAATCTTTTCTAGATACTAAAGAATGGAAGGAACTTAGACGAGCTGTCGTGGCTACTTATGGTCGCAAATGCATGAAATGTGGCACAACACCTAAAAATCCAAAGATGACGCACGTTGACCACATCAAATGTAGAAAGAAATATCCAGAACTTGCTCTTGACTTCAACAATTTGCAGGTTTTGTGTTGTAGATGCAATAAACAAAAAGGCAATCGCCACCAAACAGATTACAGAAAATTAAATCTTGGGGAAACTATGGGCAAATAATTTTCTGAGAAGTTGGTTTTTTTTGATAGACTGTTCACCCTGCTAGGAGAAACAAATGAGTAAAACACAAGTCCAGACCAAACTGGATGTGATGGAAGAGCGTCTTTACGAGCTAACGGACACCATTGTCAGCTTGGAGGCACAGCTTAACGCTGCCAAAGACGTGATCTCAGCCCACCGTTGGGACGCCACAGAGATTGAGATTGAAGACATCCATGATACGGTGAAGGAGTTGCGTGAGCAGCTGCGGATCTTGGAGCTGGACAACAACGCCTTGCGAGACAGCAGGGACATGTTTCAATCTCGGAATGCGGAGCTGATTCGCACTGTTACCAGCCTCAAAAAGAAGCTGAAATAACATGGCGCTAGAACTCAGAGAACACCAGCTGAGCGTGGTTGACGCCCTGCGTCAGGGCTTCATAGACGGCCACCGCTGCCAGCTTCTTTACGCCCCTACAGGATTTGGCAAGACAGAGGTTGCCATTTACCTGATGCAGGCCACATCCCGCAACTACAAACGTGCTGCCATGGTCTTGGACAGGATCGTTTTGATCGACCAGACCAGCCTGCGGTTGGACAAGTACCGCATTAGCCATGGCGTCATACAGGCACAGCACTACCGGCGTGATCCAAGGGAGAGGATTCAGATTTGCTCATCCCAGACGATTGAGCGACGCAACTCTTTCCCAGACATCGACCTGCTGATCGTGGATGAGTGCCACATAACCCGTCAGCAAATCACCAGAATCATCCAGAACAACCCCAAAATCAAAGTCATAGGGTTAACTGCCACCCCGTTTACAAAAGGGCTTGGAGCGATTTATTCCAATGTTGTGTGTGCATCGACCACTGAGAGCCTGGTCAACAACAAATGGTTGACGCCGCTGCGGGTGTACATCTCCAAAGAGATCGACATGACGGGGGCTAAGAAGCTGGCTGGCGAGTGGAGTCCCGACGAAGTGACAGAGCGGGGCATGAAAATCACTGGCGACATCGTGGAGGAGTGGATTAAAAAGACCCATGAAGTGTTCGGAAAACCGAGGAAAACTATTGTTTTTTGTGCTGGAGTAGCCCATGGCCAAGATTTGGTAGAGCAGTTTGCCCGTAAAGGTTATAACTTTGTAAGTATTTCTTACAAGGACAACTCGGAATACAAGCGGGAAGTGATTGATGATTTTGCCAAGCCCGACACGCAGATTCATGGATTGATTGCCACAGACATTTTGACCCGTGGGTTTGATGTGCCAGATGTGATGATAGGGGTGTCAGCCCGACCATTCAGCAAGTCATTGTCCAGCCATGTGCAGCAGCTGGGTAGGGTGATGAGGTCATTTGAAGGTAAAGAATTTGGTTTGTGGCTTGACCATTCGGGTAACTACGTAAGGTTTCGTGAGGATTGGGAAGAGATTTACGCCAACGGCGTGAAGAAGTTAGATGAAAAGTTAGAAAAAGCCAAGAAAGAGCCAACGGAGAAGGTTAAAACAGAAGCAAAGTGTCCGCAGTGTTCTGCGTTATGGCCAAAAAACTCGTATTCGTGTGCTCATTGCGGGTTTGTACGCCCCAAGAAACAGATTGAATCTGTTGAAGGTGAGATGGTGGAGCTTGGATTCAACGGGCGGCAGTCACATGATGTGAAACAGCAGTTTTATTCTGAGCTGCTGCACATTGCTCATACCAAGTCATACAACCCAAACTGGGCAAGTAACAAGTACCGTGAGAAATTTGGAGTCTGGCCTCGCGGATTGAAGGATGAAGCCAAAACGCCTTCGCTTGAAACTATGAAATGGGTGCAGCACCGCAACATTGCATGGAGCAGACGCCTAACCAAAATGAGGAAAACCGCATGATACAAGATGAAATTATTGAGATGGCTAGACAGGCTGGCATGGCCTATGAAGATGACACCGACAGGTACATTGCAAACATTGACGACCTTCAAGACTTTGCCAAACTGGTAGCACTGCGTTACGAAAAGAAAATTGCAGACCTTGAGAACATTATTTGTCAACGTCATTGGGATGTTCTGCAAGAACGTGAGGCGTGTGCAAAGATTATTTACGACTCTTGGGAATCAACAACAGCGGGTGAAGGTATACCCGAAGATTGGCTTTTGACTTTGGCAGAACTAATTCAAGCAAGGAGTAACGCATGAAAAAAGAACTTATTTTCGTTTTGACCGCAATCTTGGCAGGTTGTGCAGCTCAAAAACAGTACAACGACTACACAGATTTGCCCAATTCCACGATGTTGGTGGACAAAGAAATGTCAGCGTTGTCTCGCAGCCAAATTATTTCAGCGATTCAGGAATGTCAATCGGGAAACCTACGACCCGTTCTCATCTATTCCAAGCGCAAAATAAACGGTCAGGTCAACGACACGGTGGTTGATGTCTCTTGTGCCCCCAAATTTGGACAGTGAAAATGGACTTTGTTGAATTTGCCCAAGGTCACGGCCTTATAGTCAATCAGATTGTCACCAACCGCTGGGTGGCCACGCCAACGCAAGACCATCCGAGGTCGTCAAACGGCAGGTACAAGTTTTTAGGCGATGTTGGTTGGGTGCAGAACTGGGCTTTGATGGAAAAGCCAGCCACATGGTTTGCAGAAGGCAAAAATGCCCAGAGCCTTGAGGTTAGGCAATCCATTTTGGGTTCGACCCAAGACAGAGACGAAAAGGCAAAAAAGGCCAAGGCCAAGGCAGAATGGATTCTGCAGCAGACCAGTTTGGAGTCACATCCGTACTTGGACAAAAAGGGTTTCGCCGACCAACAGGGAAACGTTTGGCAGCGGGAGGGGCAGCGGATTTTAGTCATTCCAATGCGTCACGGCAGGGAATTGACAGGCTGCCAGCTCATTGATGAGCAGGGGAGCAAAAAGTTCTTGCATGGTCAGGTTAGCAAAGGCGCAACTTTCACCATCGGTGCAAAGGGGACTGCAATATTTGTTGAGGGTTTCGCTACTGGATTGTCGGTGCGTACCATCATGCAGCATATGAACATTCCTTGTCACATCCACATTTGCTTTAGTGCAAGCAATGTGGAGTTTGTATCTAGGAACCATCGGAACGGGGTCATCGTTGCTGATAACGACCCCCACGGAGTCGGAAAGGCCGCTGCCGAGAAAGCAAGCAAGCCGTATTGGATTTCCGAAACAGTCGGGGAAGATTTCAATGATTACCATAAGCGTGTTGGTGATTTTAGGGCGTCACAGTCCTTAAAGAAGACGCTACTTTCCTTAAAAACCTTGCCTCAATCTGCCTAACTCGTTCACGGGTCACGCCGTGCATCAGTCCGATTTCATGCAGGGAATAACCTTTTGACCGCATACAAAGGATGTCCCAGTATCGTTCACGGCTTTCATCACGCAAGCTGCCGTACATTTCGTTGAATTTTTCTTTGTTTGGAAAGTCAACCAGTTTGTAAGGGGTTTCCCCCCCTACAAGTACTGGTACTTTACCTTTTGCTTCTTTTAAGTTCATAAGTCAATCTCCATGATTCTGTAGTCGTGTGGTTTGTACTGGGATTCGGATGAATACCAACCATCGCCGTGTTTTGTTTCAAGAAAGTCGCACAGATACTTCAGTGCTTCGGTGTATGTCTTAAACCGACAAGGGCGGGGTTTCCCCCGCTCGTCTTGCACAGTCCATCGATTTATCCATTCGTTTTTGTCGTAGGTCTGAATTTCAAACATTACCAGCTCGATTGATAGGTGAAAGAGAATTCTTCAAGGTTTGGGTCACTGAGCAGCGTGTTAAGCATCTCTGCCGTATCTTTGATGTCAGCCCAATAATCTTCGTCATATTCTTTTGAACCGAAAAAGAATCCTTCAGCTCTAGGCAGCAGGTGGCTATACCCGCTGTCTAAGCATTGTCGGCAGGTCTGCAGCAGCTCGATTAGTTTGTCACGGTCAACATCGTATTCCCTGCAGGTGTCTTCGCCGTTTTGCACGTTTTGCACAAACCAGTTATGGATGTGGTTTGCCTTACGCCAGTAGGCAGCCTCGATTGTGATTTCTTTGACTCGGTTTCCAATTTCAAGGATTTCACCGATTTGTTTTGCCACTTCGGCGTCTTTGTTACGCCACAGGTATTTCTTGGCGTTGAGGTACATATCTAATCCCATGGTTTACTCCTTGTAGTTTTCCTGCTGCAGCAGAAGTTCTTCAATACCTTTGAGGGTTTCGGGTGAAACGGCTAACCAGTTGGTTTTGCCGTGTGACGATTGAATCTGCATGACAAACCGCTGGTCACTATCTGGTGTTAGCGGGAATGGTGCGACTTTGAACATTTGTGCTTCAACGTAGGTCATCCTCGTGCCTCCATTTCTGCTTGTGTTTCCTCTTCGGTTATGTTAGCCAATGGCACTCCCCAAAGTAGGTCGTCTACAGTGCTTTCAAAGTGTTTTCTTGTCATTTCGAGACAATCAATCAGTGTGTAGGGCGGCATGAATTCAACCAGTTCCCAAGCCACAACCGAATCGTCTTCGGCACGGATGAGGTCAATAATGTCTTGATACTCCAATTCTTTTGGGTAGTCGGACAGCCATTCGTTTAATGCGAATCGTTCTGAATGTTTCATGCTATTTGCTCCTCTAGTTTCCATTTGATTGCGTCATTCCACATACAAAGTGCATCCATGATGCTGGTGTACTCGCTTGAATAGTCCATGTCTTCTCCGTTTGCCCACTGTTCAACAAACTTGGCCACCCGTGTTGGGTGAACGTCTGCCACGTTGTTTGCGTATGCTTCTACGAATGCGTCTTGTTCTGCTGGTGTCATGCTGCAGCTCCTTGCACAGTAAATTCACGGGTGTTGAGTTTGGTGATGCGGCACAGGTGTCCGCTGGGTGTCCTGAATACGTTCTTGCGAATCGGGTCGTAGGTGTAGGTGAAGGTGTCAATCTTTTCAACCCAGCCGCCGAAGTCAAAGGTCAGCGGGTGAGACAGTTTGATAACGTCACCATATGAAAGTTTTGGTGTTTTCTTGGCAGCTGCAGCCTTGGCACGGCATTTTTGACGCCATTCAATCGCCATCTTGCTGGGTGTTGGATACAGTGCATCGAGTTTGTCCAGCAATTTTTTCGGTGCATCGTAGTAGTAAGGTCCAACTGATTCGCCCATCTCTTTAAGGTAAATCCAGCCATCCTCCTTGCGAGCCAGCACGACCATTGCCTCTGCGACGACAATGCCAGTGTGTTTGTCCTCGGTCATGTAGATGCCGTAAGCCACATTGCCCCGCATGGAGACGTCAGTAAACAGGAAACGGTGCGTGTCCGTCTCGCTGGTCAGTTCTTTGATGATGTAGTCCTTCACGGACAATCCTTGTGCATTTGAGCCAGTCCATCCCATGGTGTTCTCCTTAATATTCAGATGTGAGCATTAAAACGTTATCGACCAAGAAAAACCGATACAACCCAGTGGGGCAATCGGTGTAGTCAAGGTGTTTGGTTTTGATGGTGTTGCAATCGCCGTCTTCGACACTGATGTCAGCCTTTTGGTGGTTGACAATCAAGTTGATTGACTGAAACGGCACATTCTTGAGCAGCGGTGCGTATTCGCTGGCAATGATGTCGAGCAGCCAGTAAGCCCCAGCTCGGTCGCAAAAGTGTTTCACCCCGTCTGTATGAACCATTCTTGTGAATGGTGACGAGCGGTGAAAGTATTCTGTACCAGTGAACTGGGACAGTTCTTGTGAAAGGTCTAAAGTTTCCATTTGTTTCTCCTAGCAGTTGAGTAAGACCCCTTCTCAGGGGTTTCGTCTATTCAAGACTCGTCAGTTACTCTTTGGTACATGTTCCAGCCGCAGGTGACGATTTCGTGGTTGTGCTTGATAAGTTCAGCAATCATGGAGCGGTCAAACTCATGCCAGCTGGGTGAATCGACAGGGAGACGGCAGACTTCGTGCCAGCCGTGGTCATTTTTGGCGTGGTAGGCGACAATCATTCTTGACTCACTTTCCCGCATCTGTTGCCATTGATGTCGTACAGGTACTTCGGCAGCGCATGACGTTCGACCATCTGCAGGGCAAGGTTGTCCAAGATACGAGCCACTTCTGAATAAAGGTCTTCAAAGGCGGCGTTGTCGGTGTTGATTTCAATAGTTATCATGTTTTTCTCCTAAGATTTGTTGACGAATCTCTTCGGCAGCCGACAGGATGTCAGCCTTGGAGCCAGTTAGACCGAATTCTTTTTTGAGGATGGTGAAAGCCGAAGGCGAACGGCTACGGGTCAGACCTTTAGATTCCAGTTTTGCCATCATGACGATGGTCAAGAAGCGAGCGTTGAGTACTTGGTCGCCAGTGAGCATGGTTATTCCCCTGCAATCATGTAGTTCTTGCTTTTCCAGCAAACGGCACCGTTGTCTGGGTCTTCGGTGATAACGACAGAGAAGTCTTCGCAGCCGTCAAGTACTTCACCGTCATAGGACAGGTCGATACCCATAGAGTTTGCGTAGACGTCTGCCCAGTGGTCAGGGTCAAGCGTGTCGTTGTCTGCCAGCTGGATGCGGGTTTCTTCATTTCCAAAGCGGTCTTTTATCAGTGCGTACATGGTGTTCTCCAGCCCCCGAAGGGGCAACAGGTTAGTAGTTGAATCGTTTGAACAGGTCAGCGAAGGCAGTGACCAGCTTGTCTTTGTTCTTACTATCTGCGTGGAAGTAAGCATCAGATATGGCAGCAGCGAAGTGTCCTCCTGATTTCATGTTGTTGGCTGCACGATATTCAGCTTCGAACTTGTGCTGCAGCAGGGTTTCTTGTAGTTCTTCAGTCATGGTGTTCTCCTTAAAAAGCGGTTAAACGAATCTCTTGTGCATACTCGTGGCGCAGCTGGACAGTGAGAGCCAGTTGTTTGAATGCTTCAAGACAGTCAGTTTGGTAGTACTCAAGGATGTCTCCGTCATCCCATGCTTCGGCTACTTCATCCCAGCCTCCAGACTCGTAGTGTTCTAGTGCGTAGATGCGTACAGCACGAATGAACTGCTGCTCATCCAGTGGTTGGGTCAGTTGTGTTGGGTAATCCATGTTTAACTCCTAGCAGGTGGTTGTTTTGAATGTCATCTAGTGACACAACGCATGTTATAGATACTAGGTTGACAGTCAAGCCCCCAAACCTTCAACTTTACATAACTTTACACAATATTGGTGCGAAGGTATTCATTTTGTGTGGTTCAAAATCAATATTAGGTCGGCTGCGTGGGTGTTGGCACGAAGGAGCGAAGGCGGCGGGAAAGGTAAAGCGGCGGCACGTTGATAGCGAAGCGGAACAGTGTGGTGTCTGCTCTAGTAGAGAGATAGAACACTATCAGAGAAGTATCTCTCAGACTTGACAGTATCTTGAAGTGTCCTAGAATCGGATGGTACTCAACTCGTACTTAACAATCATGCCAGCCAAACTCACAAGAAAAGAAATCCAAGAAGGGATTAAGCAAGTGCCAATCGAGCGGATTTTGTTGGGAGCTACTAACCCAGCAAATATCAAACTCACCAAGAAACAAAAGGCATTTGCTGAACAAGTGGTAGAAACAGGCAACAAGACAGAAGCGTACAGACGAGCCTACAACACCAACGGGAAGAGAACGACAGCTGCACCATCAGCAAACAAACTCTCCAAAAACCCAAACGTGAACACTTACATCATGGCACTAAACGCAGCTAAAAGTGTTGAGGAATATCTTCTACCCGCTCGTTTGAGGTCAATGGCAATACACAAACTCTCACAGTTAGCACTATCAGATGACATTGCCCCCGCCCAGCAGCTCAAGGCGTTGGAGCTTGTGGGCAAAATGACAGAGGTTGCGCTGTTCACCGAGCGGCGTGAGCTGGTGCATACGATGGACTCGGACACCTTGAAAGTCAAGTTGATGGAAGCGGTGCAGCTTGCCATTGCTAACAGCAAGGGCATTCGCCAAACGACCAAGAGAAGTGCAGCCGAGCTGCTGGCGGAGCTTACCAACCAGAGCGAGCCTGAAGATATTGAGTACGTTGACATGCAATCAGTTGACATGCAACCACTTGACAGTCAAGCTGAGCTGGAATCCATCTCTGAACTGGCGGGGGAAGGGCATGTGAAACGGCAGGGCGACGACCCCACCGAGGGGCATCCCCCATTTTTTCCAAACGAATCGGCGGCTCACTTGCATAGTATTCCGCACAATCAATCATCGCTTCAAACGGGTGGGGGGGATCAATTTTCTATTGACAGTCAAGTAGGCTCGGATATGGAAAAGGCCCCCCTTGTGATTTCTGATGAAAATGGGGAGGGGGGTATACAAAAATGACGCCAGCGCAAAAAGAGACATATTTAGTTATTGAGCAATGGTGGGCTACGTTTGGGTATGGGCCTACGATAGATGACATCATGCACTTGACGGGGGAGAAGGGTCGGGGGAATGTGGCTAGGAAGATGAGGCGGTTGATTGATTTGGGTGTGTGTAAGGGGACGATGAAGATGACTAGGAGTATTCGTCCGGCTCATTTGAGGTTGAGGAATTTGCATGGATGATTTGCTTGAGATATTGAAGACCTTGCCTGAGGAGGAGCAGGCGGCGTTGCGTCCTTTGGCTATGGCGTATCGGGATGCGGTGACGAGGGAGAGTGGTCAGAATGACTTTATGGCTTTTGTGCAGACGATGTGGCCGGGGTTTATTCATGGGGCACACCATGCGTTGATGGCTCAGAAGTTTGAGGAGATTGCACAGGGGAAGATTAAGCGGTTAATTATTAACATGCCACCCCGTCATACGAAGTCGGAGTTTGCGAGCTATTTGTTGCCGGCTTGGTACTTGGGGAAGTTTCCTCAGAAGAAGATTATTCAGTGTTCAAACACGGCTGAATTGGCTGTGGGGTTTGGCCGTAAGGTGCGTAACTTGGTGGATGGGGAGAATTATGCCAAGGTGTTTCCGAATGTGGCGTTGAGGTCTGACTCAAAGGCGGCTGGACGATGGAGTACGAATGCTAACGGGGAGTACTTTGCGATTGGTGTGGGTGGTACGGTGACGGGTAAGGGTGCGGACTTGTTGATTATTGATGACCCGCATTCTGAGCAGGAAGCTGCACTGGCGTCGAGTGACCCGGCGGTGTTTGACAAGGTGTATGAGTGGTATACGTCTGGTCCACGTCAGCGGTTGCAGCCAGGCGGCTCAATTGTGGTGGTGATGACACGCTGGTCCAAGCGAGATTTGACGGGCAAGATCTGTCAGGCGATGGTGGACAGGGACGGGGATGAGTGGGAGATTATTAGTCTTCCGGCGATTAAGAGGAATGAAAAGCCGCTGTGGCCGGAGTTTTGGAGCTTTGATGAGCTGAATAAATTGCGGATTGAGTTGCCTTTATCGAAGTGGCAGGCTCAGTATCAGCAAGATCCAACGTCCGAAGAAGGTGCGTTGGTCAAGCGAGAGTGGTGGAAGGTGTGGGAGGATGAGAGGCCACCAGCTTGTCATTACGTGATTCAGTCATGGGATACGGCGTTTACGAAGTCTGAGAGGGCTGACTATTCGGCGTGTACGACTTGGGGTGTATTTTTCTTGCACGAGAATGAGCAAGATCCAAACATTATTTTGCTGGATGCTTTTAAGGAGCGGATGGAGTTTCCGACTTTGAAGCAACGGGCAATGGATATGTATCAGGAGTGGCAGCCAGATTCGTTCATTGTGGAGGCAAAGGCATCGGGTGCACCGTTGATTTTCGAGCTTCGCAGGATGGGCATACCGGTTCAGGAATTTACACCGACGAGGGGCAACGACAAGATTTCACGGCTAAATGCGGTGACAGATTTGTTTGCCAGTGGTAAGGTGTGGGCACCAAGAAAACGTTGGGCTGAAGAAGTCATTGAAGAAGTAGCATCTTTTCCTAACTCAGATCATGACGATTTGGTAGACTCTACGACACAGGCTTTGCTTAGATTTAGGCGTGGCGGCTTTGTAAGTTTGCAAAGTGATGAGCCAGATGAGCCTAGAGAATTCAGACGCAAAAAAGGCTATTACTAAGGAATCGTATGTCAATTGATAAAGCAATGTATCAAGCTCCTGCTGGACTGCCCAGTTTGGATAATCCAGACGTTGAGATTGAGATTGTTGATCCTGAAGAGGTTGACATCAAGGTTGGCGACATGGAAGTCCACATGGGCGGGGAAAATACGGAAGACTTTGATGCCAACTTGGCTGAATACATTCCTGAATCAATCCTGTTGCAAATTGGCTCTGAACTGTTGGATGACTACCAGACCGACATTGATTCTCGTAAAGATTGGATTCAAACCTACGTGGATGGCTTGGAACTTCTTGGCCTGAAGATTGAAGAACGCACAGAACCTTGGGAAGGTGCTTGCGGGGTGTATCACCCAGTGCTGGCCGAAGCGGTGATTAAGTTTCAATCTGAAACAATCATGGAAACTTTCCCAGCTGCGGGTCCCGTCAAAGGCGAGATCGTTGGCAAGGAAACCCAAGAAAAGAAAGACGCTTGTGAGCGTGTCGTGGAAGACATGAACCACGAGCTGGTGGACGTGATGCAAGAGTACCGTCCAGAACATGAGCGTATGTTGTGGGGTGTGGGGTTATCAGGTAACGGCTTTAAAAAGATTTACGTTGATCCACGACTTGACCGTCAAGTCTCGATGTACATCCCAGCGGAGGATTTGGTTGTTCCTTATGGCTCAGCCAATTTGGAAACGGCAGAACGTATTACGCACGTGATGCGTAAAACAGAAAATGAAGTCAAGCGTCTGCAGTATGAGGGTTTTTACCGAGACGTTAATCTTGGAACGCCAGACAACACGCTGGATGAGATTGAAAAGAAGATTGCCGAAAAACTTGGCTTTCGCGCAACCACAGATGACCGCCACAAGATTTTAGAAATCCATGTTAACTTAGACATTCCCGGCTTTGAGCATATTGACAAGGACGGCGAACCCACCGGCATTGCATTGCCTTACGTGGTGACGATTGATAAGTCCTCCAGCACGGTTTTGGCAGTACGCCGCAACTGGAAAGAAAACGACAAGACGCACCAAAAACGCCAGCATTTTGTCCATTATGGATATATTCCCGGCTTTGGTTTTTACCATTTTGGGTTGATTCACTTGATTGGTGCGTTTGCTAAATCTGGTACGTCTATCCTGCGCCAGTTGGTGGATGCTGGCTCGTTGGCCAACTTACCCGGCGGTTTTAAAACCCGTGGTCTTCGGGTCAAGGGTGACGACACACCGATTGCACCGGGCGAATTCAGGGACGTAGATGTCCCAAGCGGCACGATGAAAGACAACATCATGCCCTTGCCTTACAAAGAACCCAGCCAAACATTGATTGTTTTGCTAAACCAAATCGTTGAAGAAGGCCGTCGTTTTGCTTCTTCTGGCGACTTGAAGGCTTCGGACATGTCCAGCCAATCCCCCGTGGGAACAACGCTGGCCATTTTGGAACGCACATTGAAAGTAATGTCTGCCATTCAGGCACGTATTCACTACTCAATGAAGCAAGAGTTCCGTCTTTTGAAGAGCATCATTGCCGAGTATGCGCCTGCAGACTACGACTATGAACCGTTTACAGGAACTCGTAAAGCCCGTAAATCTGACTATGAGATGGTCAACATCATTCCAGTCAGTGATCCAAATGCGGCAACGATGAGCCAAAAAGTGGTTCAATATCAGGCAGTTTTGCAGCTGAGCCAAACAGCGCCACAGCTCTACAACTTGCCTTACCTACACCGCCAGATGTTGGAAGTCATTGGGATTAAGAACTTGGAAAAACTGGTTCCCCTGCCAGAGGATCAATCTCCCGTGGATCCAGTAACTGAGAACGTAAATGCTTTAAAAAACAAACCTTTAAAAGCGTTTTTGCATCAAGACCATCAAGCCCACATACAAATTCACTTGTCGGCTTTAAATGATCCAAAGATCAAACAAGTCATTGGCCAAAACCCTCAGGCTCCGATGATGATGCAAGCGTTGCAGGCACACATCACTGAGCACGTTGGCATGGAATACATGCGTCAGATGCAGCTGTCCATGGGCATCAACATTCCTTACTCGGACAACGACGACAACGAAATCAAGTTGACGCCAGAGCAAGAGATGATGATTACCCGTCTGGCCGTGCCTGCGGCGCAGAACTTGCTCAATCAAAATCAAACGGCCATGGCTGCACAGCAAGCCCAGCAAGCGGCGCAAGATCCAATTGTCCAAATGCAAATGAAAGAACTCCAGCTCAAAGCGCAAGAGATCGACATCAAGCAAAAGAAAATGCAAATGGATGCAGCGGCCAAAGCAGACCAGCTGGAGATCGAAAAACAACGCATTGCGGCACAAAAAGAAATTGCCGGTATGCAAGTTGGCGCAAAGATCAAAACAGACAAAGAGAAGTTAAAAGCCAGTCAGCAATTAGAAGGCATGAAGCTCGGCCACCAAATTGGCAATGCTCAAGCCCAATTGAACCAGCAGCGTCAAAACGAGAAACTGCGCGTAGCCGCTGATCTCTATAAAGCCCAAAATCAAAACGAGAAACAGCAACCACCTTCAAAAAAGGAAGATAAATGAAAGAAAAAATCTTAGACCATCTGCTCAAACAAGTGGATGCAAAAGTGAGGAGCTTGGAAGAGTCCCTCGGTACAGGTGTGGCCAAAGACTACGCTGACTACCAAAAGACGTGCGGACAGATCACTGGTCTTCTGACTGTACGGCTCTACATGACAGACCTAAAAAAGAACTTGGAGAATTTTGATGAGTGAAATACTGATCGGCTCAAACCCCGATGATGTGAGTAACGCAACTGTTTTGCCCGAAACGGCAGAGGAAAAAGCCAAACAACTGCCTGTCCCACAAGGCTATCGCATGTTGGTAGGCATTCCAGACGCAGAAAAAACCTATGAAGGCGGCATTTTGAAAGCTGGATCAACATTGCACATGGAAGAAGTACTTTCAACCGTGTTTTTTGTGATCAAACAAGGATCAGATTGCTACAAAGATGAAAAACGCTTTCCCAATGGCCCATGGTGCAAAGAAGGTGACTTCATTTTGGCTCGTCCAAACACGGGAACACGCCTAAAAATCCATGGTCAAGAGTTCCGATTGATCAATGACGACTCAGTTGAGGCCGTTGTTGAAGATCCTCGCGGCATCACCCGCGCTTAACAGGAGAAAGAATATGGCAACAAGCGATGCAGACGCTTTTTCTTTCCTCAATAGCGACGATGAGCTACCCGGGGATGGGAAAAAAAGCGCAGAAGACATAGAAATTCAAATTGTTGACGACACTCCAGAGGAAGATCGTGCCCATGCGACACCTTTGCCCAAGGAAATCGTCGATGAAATTGACAATGATGATCTAGAATCCTACTCAAAAGAGGCAAAACAGCGTCTTTTGCAGATGAAAAAGCTCATTAATGATGAACGTCGAGCAAAAGAACGTGCCGAACGTGAGGCAGCCGAGGCAACTCGTGTGGCTGGCGTGGTAATCAACGAAAACAAGAATTTGAAAGGCCGTTTATCTGATGGCGAGAAAGTTTTTGTGTCTACAGCCAAGGAAAAACTGGCTTCAGACCTAGACAAAGCTCGTCGTGAGTACAAAGAAGCCTATGATTCTGGCGATGCTGACCGACTTGTCGAAGCTCAGGAAAAACTGACCGAGATTAAGTTCAAAGCACAAGAAATGGATCGTTATCGTCCCCAATATGACGAAAACACTTTACAGACTCAAGATTTTGGTGTACAAACTACACCACAACAGTCTCAACCAGAACGTTTGGATGCAAAAACCCAAGCGTGGCTTGACAAAAACAAGTGGTACGGGACTGATGATGACATGAGCTTTCTTGCTATGGGCATTCATAAGCGTCTGGAAAGGGAAGGAGTCCCAGCGGGTTCCGACCACTACTGGTCAACGATTGATGCCGAGATGAGAAAACGCTTTCCCGACAAGTTCGGCGACGCAGAAACCAAAACTTCTGCCACAACTCGTAAATCCTCGGTGGTTGCACCAGCGACGAGATCTACGTCTTCAAAAAAGATCACTCTCAACACACGTCAACTTGAACTGGCTAAGAAATTCAAACTTACGCCGGAACAATACTACAACGAACTGGTAAAAACGGAGGCCCAAAATGGCTGAGAATCGCACACCCCGAGAAATTGAAACACGTCAACAATCACAACGACCCAAACAATGGGTTGAACCTGAGTTGTTGCCTGAACCAGACAAGGAACCGGGCTTCGCGTACCGCTGGGTCAGGACTTCAATATTGAACAACGTGGATCATCGCAACATCTCTTCCAAACGCAGAGAAGGCTTTGAACCAGTTCGTATTGAAGAACAGCCAAAGTTTTACATGATGACTGACCCCGATAGTCGTTTTAAAGACAACATCGAGATCGGTGGATTGTTGCTTTGTAAGATTCCTGAGGAGTTTGTTCAAGCTCGTTTTGACATGGAAAATCGTAAGACCCTTGCCAATGCGGAAGCTGTGGACAACAGTTTCTTGCGTCAGAGTGATACTCGGATGCCTCTCTTCCAAGAGCGGAAATCTACAGTGACCTTTGGCCAACGTTCTTAAACTTTTTGGAGATTTAAATGGCATATCCAACAGTCTCGGCCCCTTACGGCCTCAAGCCTGTTAACCTGATCGGTGGTCGCGTGTATGCGGGTTCTACTCGTATGTTCCCCATCGTGAACGGTTACAGCACTTCGTTGTACAACGGTGACGTTGTTCAATTGGGCACCGGTGCTAACATCGGTTGCTTGGTCGCATCGACTCTTGCTTACAACGCTTCTAGCGCTGTGGCAGGTACCATCGGTGTGTTTGTCGGCGCTGAGTATTCAACTACCGGCGGCCCAATCTATGGCAAAAACCGCTATCAATTCTGGAACGCTTCCACAAGTGCTCCAGATGCAATCGGTTATGTTGTGGATGATCCTCAAGCTGTGTTCCAAACCGCTGTTGTGGTTAACCCAGCTGGTACAGGTGGTTCTACTACTATCCAGTACGCTAACCAAGCGTTTGTTGGCTCTAACGCCTACTACATTGGTAACGCCGCTGGTAACACTGGTAGCACTACCACAGGTGATTCATTGGCTGGCGTGGCAATCTCTGCCTCTGCTACTGTGTCTACACCTATTACCACTTCTGCAGCTTTCCGTATCGTCGGTATTGTTCCTGCTTCTGCTGTGACTGTTGCCGCTTCTGCTACCAGCTCAAGCACAACCATCACTTTGGCTGCTTCTAACAGTGCAATCACCCCCGGTATGGCAGTGTCTGGCCCCGGCATCAACCCCGGATCCAACACATACGTGACTGCAGTATCAGGCACTTCCGTGACCATCAACACCGCCGTGACTACTGCACAATCGACAGCAGTCAACTTCTCTTTCACTGGCTACCCTGAAGTGCTGGTGACTTGGAACGCTGGTTACCATGGTTATAACAACTACACCGGCGTTTAATTAAGGAGAACATAAATGGCTATTTCACGTGCACAGTTACTTAAAGAACTGCTCCCCGGTTTGAACGCATTGTTCGGTCTTGAGTATGGTCGCTACGGCGAAGAACACAAAGAGATCTACGAGATTGAAACCTCTGAACGTTCGTTCGAAGAAGAAACAAAACTGTCTGGTTTCTCTGCCGCTCCTGTCAAAAACGAAGGTCAAGCCATCGCTTATGACAACGGCCAAGAAGCATGGACAGCTCGTTACAACCACGAAACTATCGCTTTGGGCTTCAGCTTGACTGAAGAAGCTATCGAAGATAACTTGTATGACTCGTTGTCTGGTCGCTACACCAAAGCCTTGGCTCGTGCTATGGCTTACACCAAGCAAGTCAAAGCAGCTGCAGTTTTGAACAACGGTTTTAACAGCCAATTCACCTACGGTGACGGCCAACCTTTGTTTTCTTCTGCTCACCCGCTGATCTCTGGTGGCACCAACGCCAACACTCCATCTACCCCTGCCGACTTGAATGAAACAGCGTTGGAAAACGCCGTGATTCAAATCGCTGCTTGGACTGATGAACGTGGTCTGTTGATCGCTGCTAAGCCCAAGAAGTTGATTGTTCCCCCAGCATTGCAGTTCGTTGCAACTCGTTTGCTCGAAACCAAACTGCGCGTTGGTACAAACAACAACGACATTAACGCTATCGAGAACAATGGTTCGATCCCTGAAGGTTATGTGATCAACCACTTCTTGACAGCTAACAATGCTTGGTTCTTGACAACTGACGTGCCTAACGGTTTGAAAATGTTCGTTCGTACACCTTTGCAAAACAGCATGGACGGCGACTTTGATACCGGTAACGTGCGTTACAAGTCTCGTGAACGTTACTCCTTCGGTGTCTCTGACCCCTTGGGTGCATACGCTTCTTATTAATCTTTGGATTAGTAAAAAATCAGGGGGCTTCGGCCCCCTTTTTTGTTGACAGCAACCAAAAATAGTGTATATTTAAAGTGTCTGGGATTTCACTTGTACCGGACTGGCCCAGCAGACGATGCAACGATTGGTACAAGTACTTTTGCATAAGGACTTTTTGTCATGGCACGTTCCACCTTTGAAGGCCCAATTCTTTCGGGCGATAACCGTTTTGGCCCAGTTCGCGACGTTGGTTACGTTGATCTGGTTCAAACAGCTCTCTTGGATTTTTCTGTAACAACTGCCAACACTGCCAACTATGGCGGCGCCTCTGGTCAGTTTGTTGCATCGAACAACATCCCTAACAGCAACGCTACGATCTACACACCCCAAAGCGGCGTGTTTAGCAACACAGGTCCTACTGCTGCATCCAATCCTACTGCGGACGCATCGACCATTGTGTATCGCGGCGTGGTGTTTTATTTGCCTTACGGCTCAAACATCACAGACGTCATTCTTGACATTGGCACAGTTCCCAAGGACAACGCAGGCACACCTTTGGCAGTGACTGCAATTCAGCCTTACGTTTCTAATAACTTTGCAACGTCTACTGGCGTGTATGGCACATTTGCCAACATCTCCAGCCCAGCCGCTCAACGTTACACAGCAACTTATGTTGGTTCGCAATTGACAAACGCTAGCTCAACATTGCAAGACTTCCAAAACCTGCAAGCCGGCCAACAGCCAACATGGTTCTCCCAAGTGGTTGTGACATTGAAGATGACAACTTCATCTGCTGGTTTGTCTTCTGGTCAAGTTGAATTGACCTTGCGCTACAACCAATTAGATTTAAACATTGGTAACAGCACAACTTACCCATACGGTAACTTTGATTGATAAACCATAGGGGACTACGGTCCCCTTTTTTAAAATCTAAGGAGCTGATATGAGTGCGTGGAATTTATTGAATTTTTTCTCTGGAAATAACTCGAACAACATTGGTTCGAACCTTTCTCAGACAGGCGGCATGGGCAATCAAACACCCAGTACGCCATGGCAAGGTATTGATGGCGCGGCTCAAGTGGTTATGCCGCAGCGCTTGCGTGACGTTGTTGGCAAACTAAAAGTAAGCCAATCACAAAACATTTACGACGCCGACTTTGAGTACGGCGTTCAGCCTTTGCGTTGGGAACAGTTTATTCAGAACGCATCTGGCAACGCTTCCATCGTGCAAAACCCCGGTTTGGGCGGCGTGACGATGACAATTGGTACTGGCATAACCAGCATTCCTCCTATTTCCGGCGATATTACAATCCGTCAATCACGTCCATACCATCGTTACCAGCCCGGTAAATCGATGTATATGGCATCGAACGTGAACTTTGGCGGAGCCATTGCAGGACAATATCAGCGTGTTGGTATCTTTGACGATTCCAACGGCATCTTCTTCATGCAAAACAACGCCAATGGACCAGCAAACCCATACGGCATGTATTGCGTAATTCGCTCTGACTCGGGCGGAGTTCCTGTTGACACAGTCTTTGACATGTCGCAATGGAACGGCAATAAAGCAATCATTAACGGTATCAACTGGTCCTTAGTCCAAATGATTTGGATGGAGTACGCTTGGTATGGTGCAGGCGCTTTGCGTTGGGGCGTGGTCATTAATGGCGAGCCTTGGGTTCTTCATCAAGTTGGCACAGGTAATGGCGTTGTAAACGGCGTCAACCAAGTCAAGCCTTGGAGCCGTACTGGTAACTTGCCAGTTCGCTACGAGCAGCGCAACACTTCCACTGGTGCTCAGTCAATCATGACTCACTACGGTGTGTCTGTTTTGATTGAAGGTGGCCGTGACCCACAGCGTGGCTTTACTTACTCTTATGGCAACGATGCCGCAACACAGAACCAAACAGTTCCTGCAAGTTCTAAGCGTTATCCAGCAATGTCTTTCCGCATGAGATCCATGGGAACAGATTTGTTTGATAACACATACTCTGCAATTACTGCTGGTACACAAACCACTTTGACCATTGGTAACTCTGGTTCTCCTGCAAACGCATTGAGCACGTTTGTTGGCCAAGGCAATAATGGTCAAGCATTGTTGACTTTTGCCAGCAGCGGACACGGTTATCCAGTTACTGTTACTGCTCAAAACCAACCAGCTCAGTACATTACGTTGGGTGCTTTCACGCAAGTGGCAACATCAACAACTGGCAACTATTCTGTTTCCGGTACTACACTGACTGTTACGACTGTTGCAAGCGGCGTCTTTACTGACCAGCAAGTGTTGAGTGGCACAGGCATCATTGGATCGCCAACCATCGTCACACAACTTACCGCAACAAACGCTGCGGCAGCAAGCCCAACTTTTGTAAGTGGCGGCGCTGTTGGCTCTAGCGTTATTGGTTTATCTTCTGGTGCAAGCATTGTTGCCGGCATGTTGGCATCTGGTACTGGTATTCCTGCGGGAACATTTGTCAACCAAGTGATTGGCGCATCTGTTGTTTTGAGCAACGCATTGACTGTGCAAGCCTCTGGAACGTACAACTTCTACACAGCCGGCGCGGCAGGTACATACCAAGTGAGCAGTGCATCTGCAATTGCAGGGGTATCTGGAACAATTACTGCAACTCAATCGTATGCTGCAAATACGTACTTGATCCAACGAGTGCCAAGCGCAACTACATTGATTTTGCAGGTCCCGAACTTCCCTAATGGTGCAAGCCCTGCATCCAATCCAACGGTCAATTACTGGGGCGTCAACCAATGGGTTGGCAAATACTTGTACTATGCGGCAAGCCTGCCTTCTATTGCAACCATCAGCGGCTTGACAAGTTCAACTGTTGCGGGTATTACAAACTACACGGCAACCGTGTCGTTTACAAGTGCTCACTTTTTGAACAACAACGATGTCATCACAATCACTGGGGCATCGCCATCAAACTACAACGGCATTTACAACGTGACCGTGCTGGCGTATAACCAAGTGTCAATTAGCTTTGGTCCAAAGACTCCCGGCGCGTACAGCAACAGCGCGGTTGCCACGACGCCTTATACAGCACGTATCACGTCAAACACTGCCAACACTTTGACTTTCCAAGACATTGTGACTAGCGGACCATTGGCAACAGGCCCATCGGCTGGTAACAGCTATCAAATTGGTTTGATTGACCGTGGTCAGTTGTTGCCCGTGACTTTGCTGATTAACTCTTCAGCAACTGCTTTGGTGGAATTGATTGCATCAACTCCTACCAACCAAGTGTCTTTGCAAGGCGCCAGCTTTGTTCCATTGAACACTTTGGGTTCGTACAACTCGTTTGCCGAACAAGATTTAAGCGCCATTTCCTTGGCTGGCGGCGAGGTGGTGTACGCCTTCTCAACAGCCAACAACGGCTTGCAACAGCTTGATTTGTCAAACTTCTTCCCTGTGTTAACAAACATCAAGGGCAACGTTGCTGACATTTTGACGGTTGCGGTTACATCGTCCGCCGGCGCAACAGTGCAGGTGAACGTGGTTTGTCAGGAAGCGATGGCCTAATATGGCTAAGACACCAGCATGGCAACGCAAGGAAGGCAAGAATCCCAATGGCGGCTTGAACGCCAAGGGCCGAGCCTCGGCGAAGAGAGAAGGTCACAACTTGAAACCGCCGCAACCAGAAGGCGGATCGAGAAAAAGATCTTTTTGTGCCCGAATGGAAGGCATGAAAAAGCATCTGACATCCGCAGAAACAGCGAAAGACCCGAACTCTAGGATCAATAAAAGCCTACGGGCGTGGAAGTGCTGATATGGAAATGCAAATTTGGAATGCTTTGCTAACCACGTTTCTTGGTTTATTGGCTTGGAATCTGAAAGAAAAGTCCAGTGAATTAAATCGGATAACGATTCTTTTGAACCGTACTCGGGAAGAAATTGCACGTGATAACGTAACGCAAGCAGAGATGGATAAATTTCTTTTGCATATGGATGCACGTTTCGATAAACTCAACGACAAACTTGATGCCTATATGAAGGAGCAAAGAAGTGCCCTCAGTTAGCAAAAAACAACACAATTTCATGGAAGCAATAGCTCATAATAAGGCTTTTGCTAAAAAGGTTCACATCCCACAATCTGTGGGGCGTGATTTTGCAGAAGCCGATAAAGGCAAACATTTCAAAAAAGGTGGAATTAACATGGCTACAAAAAAACGTAGTGTAAACCCAGCGATGGCAATGATGGCTGCCCGTGCCATGCCAACACCATCTGCTGCTCCCGCTGCTCAACCTCCAGTGGCTCCTGCCATGGGTGGCATGAAGCATGGTGGACTCTCTAAAGAGCATCACAAACACTTGGCTCATCACCACTTGGAGATGGCTGAGCACCACATGCACATGCACAAGGGCACTCACAAAATGGCTCATGGTGGAAAAACAGAATCCACTACAGAACCACGTGGTCACTTCAAAGAAAAAGAGTCCATGGGTCCTCGCAACATGAAGTCTGATGTTGAAAAAGGCTCTAACAAACTGGCTAAATTTGGCGAGTCCAAAGTTGAAAAACGTGGCCACACCGAAGATCGTGAACCCAAAATGAAGGGCAACACGATTGGTACTGGCGCTTTAGTCAACACCAAAAAACACGGTGGCCATATCAAGAAAATGGCTCATGGTGGCGCTACTTCTGGCCGTGCTGATGGCATTGCCCAACGTGGCCACACCAAAACCAAATATTGCTAATTAGGAGGCAATCATGTCACACGGACACAAAAAACATCACGAGCATATCCATCATTTCATGAAAGAGCATGATGGCCACCACGCACATGGCGGTCATTTGATGAAACATGAAGCTCACGAGAAACATCTCAAAGAGCATGATGGCGGTATGCACGGCCACAAACATCATCATGAGCATGTCGAAACGATGTGCCATGGCGGTAAAGCAAAATGAGAGCAAGTCGTGGGATGGGTTCAATAAAACCCACGAAGATGCCAAAAGGGAAGGTTATCCATCGAAAGGATAACCCGAACGATGTCGAAGTCTACGCAGGTGGCGGTCACATTGGCTTGTATGCCAATATTCATGCCAAACAGCAACGTATCGCCCATGGTTCGGGTGAGAAAATGCGTAAACCCGGCAGCAAAGGAGCACCTACTCACGATGCTTTTGTCCAATCTGCTAAGACAAGGAAAAAGAAATGAACTTAATTGAACGTGTTTTAAAGCATGTCCGCAGCGTTGGCCATGCCACACAAGGCGCTGAGCATCAATTGCTGTTGGATTTTGCTCAATTTTTGAGCAGCGAAGCTCCTGTAATGGCGTTTCTCAAAACCAAAAACATTAAGGTTGGTGGCGCAGAACACGCTGTTGTCAGCAAGTTTATTGCTGAAATTGCACCAGAAGTTCCCGTTGTTACTGCTCCAGTTGAGCCAACCCCCGAAGTTGTTGTCGAAGCTACCCCAGCTTCAGCGACTGTGACGTTGGCGACCAATGAAGCAACCGTAACGGTGCAAGATGCAGCTCCAGCATCATCTGATCCACAAGCAGCATAATCATGTCTGAAAAATGGATTCAACACGCAATCAAAAAAGCTGGAGCACTTCGTGAAGCCTTGGGTGTTAAAGAGGGCAAAACGATACCAGCTAAGAAACTTGCTGCGGCTGCTCATAAACCGGGCAAGCTAGGACAACGTGCTCGTTTGGCTGAAACCCTGAAGAAAATGCACCACAAATGACAACTACTGGGACATCCGTATTTGACCTCAATATGAACGAACTCATCGAAGAGGCGTTTGAGCGGTGCGGTGTCGAGTTGCGAACTGGTTATGACTTCAGGACTGCCAAGCGGTCACTCAACCTCCTCACCGTTGAATGGGCTAATCGTGGTATTAACCTGTGGACGATTGAGGAGGGTCAGATTCCTATGAATACTGGCCAAATCACTTATCCTTTGCCGATTGATACGATTGACTTGTTGAGTCAAGTGATCCGAACTGGCACTTTGCAAAACCAGATCGACATCAACATCAGCCGTATCTCGGAAGACACATATTCGACTTTGCCCAACAAACTGGCGCAGGGTCGTCCCATTCAAGTCTGGATTAACCGTCAGTCGGGTCAAACTAACCCAACAGCCTACACTTTGGCAGGCAACGGCACAACGCCTGGCATCAGTGCTACAGACACCACCATCCAGCTCAATCAGTCAGATATGACTGGTTTGGCGGCCACAGGATACATCTCCATTGATGGAGAGATCATCTACTATCCAAACGTCAGCACAACGTCTCCACAGCTTTTGAATTGCTACCGTGGACAGGCTGGTACTACCGCTGCTTCCCATGCAGCCAACGCTGCGATTAGCGTGACCAATCTGCCTTGTATCAACGTCTGGCCAACACCCAATGCACCGGGCAGCCAATATACGTTTGTGTACTGGCGTTTGCGTCGTATGCAAGATGCGGGTAGTGGGGTTTCTACCAATGACATTCCATTCAGATTTATCAATGCGTTGGTGGCCGGCTTGTCCTACTACGTATCGCAAAAGGTTACTGGCATTGATCCAAACCGAATCATGGCCTTAAAGGCAGATTACATGGAGCAGTGGACCTTGGCTTCGGATGAAGATCGGGAGAAGGCTTCTGTTCGTTTTGTACCGAGGATGGGCTTTTACGCCGGTGGAGCTAGATAATGCCTAGCAAGTACTCATCTGGCAGATGGGCGATTGCCGAATGTGACCGCTGCGGCCAACGGTACTTGCTCAAAGAGCTAAAAAAAGAAATTATCAAGACTAAGCTGTTCAACATCAAGGTATGTCCTGAGTGTTGGGATCCAGATCATCCACAGCTGAGTCTTGGACTTTATCCGGTTAACGACCCGCAGGCGGTCAGAGAACCTAGACCAGACGTTAGCTACCAAGCTGGTGGCACATCTGGATTGTTTACGAATCCTTATGATCCAGTTGTAACCAACGTTGACAACCAAGGGTTTGTGAGTGACGGTAGCCGTCAAACGCAATGGGGATGGAACCCTGTGGGTGGAGCAAGTCATTTTGATCGCAAAATCACTTCCAATGATTTGCTTTTGGCAATTACAATCGGGTCAGTCACTGTGACCACAACTTAGGAGCTAGACATGGCTAAACACGACGACGTAAAAGAGGACAAGAAGTTGATCAAAAAGGCTTTTAGTATGCACGACAAACAGTTGCATGAAAACAAAAAGACCAACTTGTCTAAACTGAAAAAGGGTGGTGTAGCTGGCGTGGCTAGTGAATCCATGAAATCTGTTGGACGTAACATGGCACGTGCTAACAATCAGCACGGAGGCAAATGATGAAGACCCAGATCAAACCTACCAAAAAGAATAGCCCTGCTGTTCATACAGGTCATGCCAAAAATAACAAAGACGCTGATGCTTATGCAAAGCCTCATACCAACAAAGCAAAAAGCATTGATGGCAATGAAGTAATGGAGCATGGTGAATTTGCTCAATACAAAGCTGGAAAAAATGTCAACATTAAAGACCCAATTAAAAATGGTGTTGCTTATGGTGAAGCACAGCTTAAAACTGATGGTATTGAGATGCGTGGTGCAGGTGCTGCAACCAAAGGCCGCATGAGTCGTGGTCCAATGGCATAAAGGTTCAAGATGAACTACGTCCAGCTGTATCAAGCGATACAAGACTATGCGGAAACAACCGAAGCGACATTCGTTGCTAATATTCCTTTCTTCGTCATTGAAGCAGAAAATAGGATTTATAACTCGGTTCAGCTGGCCGTATTGCGTAAAAACGTACTTGGTAACTTAACACAGTACAACCAGTATTTGACGCTTCCATCGGATTGGAAATCGAGTTTTTCAGTTGCGATTATTGATTCATCTGGAAACTACAACTACATCTTGAATAAAGATGTGAACTACATTCGGGCTGCCTATCCAAGCCCAACCGCATATGGAATGCCGCAGCACTATGCTTTGTTTGGTAATTCCACGTCAACAACTAATACTTTGACTTTGATCATGGGTCCAACGCCAGATCAAGCCTATAGTGTTGAGCTGCATTACTTTTATTACCCAGCAACGATTGTCCAAGGGCAGATTACTACTGTTTCAATTGGATCTAGCGGTAGCTTGTATCAGCCGGGATATTACACAGAGGTTCCTGTGTCTTACAACTCTGGCAGCATTGGATCTGGAGCCAATGCAACTGCAACGGCGACAGTTAATAGTTCGGGTGCCGTGAGTGCTTTGACAATCACAAATGGTGGACAGTTTTACAACGTGGGCAATGTTTTGACAATCAGCAGTGCTTATTTGGGTGGAACGGGTTCTGGAGTGACATTTACAGTAACTGCTGTGTCTAACGCAGACGGCACGAGCTGGTTGGGTAATAACTATGATCCAGTTCTTTTCTATGGCGCAATGCGTGAAGCTGTGTTGTTCCAACGTCAAGAACAGGATGTGGTGAAGTATTACGAAGACAAATATCAAGAGGCTCTTCAGCAGCTTAAACGTTTGGGCGATGGTTTGGATCGTGGCGATGCTTACCGAGATGGCCAGACAAAACTGAGAGTTAAATCATGATCGTTCAAACCAACTGCACATGTTTTCAGCAAAATCTGTTGAGTGGTTTGGAGAATTTCTCTTCTGGTACACCTTACACCTACAAGATTGCGCTGTACAACGCCAACGCAAACTTGGGAAGTTCTACTACCACCTATACCTCAACCAATGAGGTAGTTGGAACGGGCTATACGGCTGGTGGACAGGCTTTGACAATCTCCGTGACACCAACCAAGGACACGGTGAATAACATCACTTACATCTCGTTTAACAACGCTGTTTGGAACCCGGCATCGTTTACGGCAAGGGGTGCTCTTGTTTACAATGCAACGACAGGCGCAGCAGTATTTGTTTTGAACTTTGGTTCAGACAAAATATGCAACAGCTCGTTCACTGTTACTTTCCCAACTGCAAACTCATCCAGCGCAATTTTGACAATTGGCGGCAGCACAAACACTTAGGAGCTAACATGGCAAATGAAATTTCAAACTTTGGTGACCACGCTGTTGCCACAATGCAGGCCAAGGCCACCATCCCCGAGGGCATGGGCGTTGAAGGCTGGTACCACGTTGAGTGCCGCGACAAAGATGGCAACCTGAAGTGGACTGATGAGTTCCCCAATTTGGTCGTTGCCATTGGCAAACAGTTGATGTTGGACACGCTGCTCAAAGGCAGCTCATACAGCGTCACAGGCCCCTTCCTTGGCTTGATCAGCAACACCTTTACTGCTGCAGCCACCGACACCATGGCATCGCATACATGGACTGAGTTCACCAACTACACCGTTGGCGGCTCGGCAGTGCGGGGTACAGCAGTATTTGCGTCGTCCACATCGACTGGCGCGACTCCTTCCAACGTGACATCCTCAACTGCTTCCGCCATCACATACACCATCACTGGTTCTGGCGGTACGGTTTACGGCTGTTTTTTGGTGCTGGGTACTGGCGCCGTCAATACGCAAAGTTCTACTGCAGGTACTCTGTACTCGGAAGGTTTGTTCAGCACAGCCAAAGCAACAACTGCAGGTGATACCGTAAGTGTTACGTACAGCACAACAGCCACTTCTTAAGGGGTGGTAGATGTTTGGCATAGCCGCATTTGCTAGAACTCCGTTTGCGACGCTTGGCAATAATGTCTATGCGTTTTCTATTACGGAAAACTTCGGTTCGGCAGATTTAAGTACGCAGGTTTTTGCGTTTCTTGAGACAATCACGGAAGTTTTCACTTCAGCCGATACAAATGCAGAATATGCTGTTTTGTATGAAGGCATTGTTGAAGGTTACAATTCTGCAGACTCCCCAACCATCAATGCGCAATTTAGTGTAAGTGATACAGAAGGATTTACTTCTGCTGAATCTGATGTAATTTCTGCTCAATTTGCAGCGTCGGTGGTGGAAACGTTTACATCGGCTGATGTGGAAACAATTACCAATGCATTGTTTTTCACGATTGTTGAAAACTATTCTCCCGCTGCCGCCTACGTTGCTTCTGCTGCGTTTTTGGAATCTTTGGCTGAAAACATTTCGGTCAATGATGTGGATAGCATTGTTGCTCATTTTGCCGAGTCTATCCTTGAGGGCTTTGTTGCGGCAGAGCTTTATAGTTTGTATGGCTGGGCTGCAATTGTGGACTCTCAGGTTGCAAACTGGAATAATGTGGATGATACGCAAACCGTTTCATGGAGTGCGGTGGACACAGGAACTTCTGCTGGATGGACTGATGTCAATGACATCCAATAAGGAAAGAACATGGCACTTGTTTTAGCAGATCGCGTACAACAGACAGGCACAGCCAATACGACTGTCAGTTTTACCTTGTCAGGTTCTGTGACGGGGTTTCAATCTTTCACAGTCATTGGAAATGGAAATACAACGTATTACACTGCAACAGACAGTTCTGGAAACTGGGAAGTTGGCATTGGTACGTATTCAATTTCAGGGCCAACACTGACACGCACAACCATTTTGTCGTCAAGCAACTCTGGCAGTGCTGTGACATTTTCGGGTGCACTCAGTGTGTGGTGTGACTATCCTGCAGAGCAGGTTGGTTTTGAACAAACAAACTCTTACGCTTATGCGTGGATCAATGGATAAAGGCTGCTCATGTTTATTTTAGACACAACATCAAAATCAATTACAGCGGTCATGTCCGGCGCTGCCGCCACCACAAATCCAAACTTCACTGCAGCCTACGCCGACAACAACGGTTCAACATTTGTTGAGGGTGCAAACGACGGTGTTTTAAACGGCACCACTGCGGTAACTTTGGTTGCATCGCCATCGTCTTCAACTCGACGCATTGTTAAAACAATCACCATCGAGAACACCGACACAGCGGCAGTCACCGTCACAGTTGGGTACGTAAACTCTGCCAGCACAAGAACAATTGTCAAAGTCACTTTGCAGGTTGGGGATACTTGGACAACCGATGGAAGCTACGATACCAACGGCAACTTAAAACAGATCATTGGTACTGTCAACTTGGCAACTCAAGTTACAGGCATCTTGGGTGTCGCAAACGGCGGTACAGGTTTGTCAAGCTTGACGGCCAACTATATTCCGTATGGCAACGGCACCAGCGCGTACCAATCAAGCTCAACGTTTACATTCAACGGGACAACATTCGTTGCTCCTGCGGCGTCTTTGAGCATCTCTGCGCTGACATCGTCAAACACCAGCAACTTCCAAATTGGTGGCACGCTAAGTTTCAGCGACACAGGCATTGTGTCAAATGGCGTTGGTACGACCAACAGTTATTTGCAAGCCGTCTTGCAAAACAAGTCAAACGGCACTGCCGCTTCGACTGAGTTCATTGTTTACAACGACTCAGGAACGGCCACAACCAACTTTGCCACTGCGGGTATCAACTCATCGGGTTACACTGGCACAGGCTCAATCAATGCCGCTGGGTATGCGTACTTTTTGTCTGGCAGCACCGACTTGGTATTGGGCACAATCGGCTCAAACGCAATTCACCTTGTGATTGGCAGCTCTGCGACTGATGCGATGACCATCAACACGACAGGCATCACATCCATTCCAAGCACAACATACGCGCCAAACATCAACTTGACTGACGCTGCAACAATTGCTTGGGACACCTCAAAAGGTCAAGTGGCAACATTCACGTTTGTTTCAACCAACCGCACCATGGGTGCACCAACAAACTTGTCCAACGGTGCGTTCTATGCCCTTGCGGTGATCCAGAATGGCGGATCAAATACGCTATCATGGAACTCAGTGTTTAAATGGGCAAACGGCACAGCACCAACTCTGTCAACTGCCGCTGGAGCAAAAGATTACTTTGTGTTCAGAAGTGATGGCACAAACTTGTACCAACAAGGAATTTCACAGGCGGTGGCGTAATGACGTTTCCAGTTTTATCTGCAAGCAACCCAAGTGGCTACAACCTCAACCGCAGCTTGCGGTTTCGTTCGTCTGCGTCTGCTTCTTTAACAAAAACTCTAACGACTCCAACAAACGGCAAAATTTGGACGATGAGTTTTTGGTGCAAAAT